TAAATGAAAAAAGTATATTCGAAAAACTTGAAAAAGTCAAATCACAATTTTCAGATTATGGAATAAAAGGTTTACATGACGATATTGAAAAATCACATCTTACAGCACACTATGAAAGCGAACTTGAAAAAATAAATAATGTAAAGCAAGATATAATATTAAACATAGTCAATTTGAAAACTCAACAGGAAAATATTACTTTAAAAATGGACAAAATTTTATTTGATAATTCTATAATGATCAATGAAATTTCAAAAAACTTTATAAAACTAGCTGAAATTGTTGGTTAAATTTATTTATATTTTTACTATAGTAGCATGACTGGTTGTAAGATAAAGAAAAGGATTTGGAGAATTTGGTAAATCTTTAAGATAAAATTGTACACAATCATCTAATCCTGTTAAGTATACTACTGCACTAAGACTTGTGTTTGTAGGTGAACTTGTATCAGTGGGTCGAAAAGCACATGAAAATTCAGATATATTAGCTGAATATGGTCATCAACAACATATCGCTGTTCATCAAATAGTATCGAAAATTTTACAAAATAATAATATAATAACATTCAATACATTTAATGAACTTAGTGAAAAACCTGTAATGAAAAAAATACTTAAACCAGAAAACAAAATGAAAATAGAATACTTGAAAATTTATAATCAATCATTGCAAACAGATCGATTTATTTTACAACTAATTTGCAGAATGTAAAAAAATTGATTTTTAATATTTTTTTAGTATAAAAATCAGCCTTGGAGAAAATGTCAGAAACTGTATTTTCTTCCACTATCTACCCACAAGGAACTAGTGTTAGTTTTCAGCATTCCGTCAAAGGATTAATTCAAGGAGTCGTATCGAGATCTTATTTCACGCAGAGTAGAGCTATATCAACCCATCCAGATGGTCTTGTGTATGTTATAGATGTTATTCATCCTAATAGAGGATTAATAAATTTTGTAAAACAACCTTCAGATATATGTGTTATTGAAGATGTATAGTATAATTTAATTTAAATGTATTTTCGTTTTAATACTTTTTGTTTTTATAATAAATATAAACCTAGCATAAAAAGTAAAACTACTACTACAATTATAATTATAATTACATTAATATTTAGTTTTGAGGTAGTTGGTTGTTGTGATGATGGTTGTGATGATGATGGTTGTGATGATGATGGTTGTGATGATGATGGTTGTGATGATGATGGTTGTGTAGCATTCACAATTTGTTTTGTTATAGTTTGTAAACAACTTTGAGTATTATTATTAATATTTGAGGCGTTTAAATCCTTCATTAAATTAATACAACATTGAATATCAATATTACTAGGAGCTGAAGGTTGAACTGGTTTTGCAACTTCTGTTGGTGGAGGATTCGATCTAACCCAGTCATTCAATTTTACTTGTAAACCATCTGGAGTTAATTTGCAAATATTATGACACATTGTAGGCACATCTTTACCAAAAACATTTATCCTATCAGGGTTGTATTCCCATGTATTATTAACATCGGTATACGTAACGTTTCCATCATCTATGATACACCCTCCACATGCAAATCTACCAGTTACTTCTCTTAATTGAGGATAATCATAAATCCAGTTTATTAAATAACTTGGACCATTATACTGGGTATTTTCCAATCGAGTTGATTCATCACTTTTTTTTTTAGCCCAATTACTTTTATCTGTTAAATACTTTTGATACTTTGAATAATCTTCATCGTATTTTAAATTATTTTTTTGATATTCATTAACAGCAGCTTGTAATGCCACAAAACCTGGAACACAACCACATGCTTCTGGTAAAATACTACCAGGATTATTACTGTTACATCTATTTATGATATCTTGAGATATAGTTGTCATTTTATTTTTTAGTTTTTTATTATTTTTTATTAATAAATAAAATGCAAAATAATAATACTTGTGCAGGAACATCAATGAACAACCCATGTCCTGAAAATAATAAAAAACCATCAGAAGTTTGTGAAGACGTAAAAAAAACTTATAATTTTTTAGAAGATATCGTAAAATCGTCCACAGAAATAGCATCGGGTCTTACTCCAGGTGGTATTCTTAAAACTGTAGGGTCAAGTAATAAAGCTACAACTAATCAAAAAACTATATGTAATAATATTATTAATTCAACAAATATTATTGATTCAGTGCAAAGATGTAATAACATTGTAAATTCCACGCAAACTAATGTAATTAGTCAACCAGCTGCGTGTGCTGAATTGCAATCTAAAATAATAACTTCTCTTAAAGATAACCCAACTGCATTAAAAGAATATTTAAGTAGTTTGTCTATAGAAAACGTAACACAGACTAATGAATCTAATGATTTACAACAGTGTATCTTATCAGCTTATATGTCTGCAATAAATGAACAACAAACAAGTATTGACACTGCTGCAATTGCTATGCTTTTACAAAAATCATCGGACTTATTGTCATCGAATGAAATAAACCAAAATCAATGCCAAAATTTAAATAATACTTTATCATCGTGTAATTATTTAAAATCTATAACATGTTGTTCAAATCAAGTAACTAACGCACAAAGTAATGAATTATATAATTGTATTGGCGCAACTAAAAACATAGTTCAAAAAAATCTGAAAAATAACTATCAATTTTGTAATATGTCAAACACGTCTAGTTTATCTAGTAAAGAATTGGCTGCACTACTTAATAGATCAACTGTTGATGCTACTCAAATATCAACTGGAACTAGCATTTTCGGGTTTTTATTATTTTTTTTAATTCCTATAATTGCGTTTGGTGGTTCAACAGTTGTAGCGGCATTAATTTTCAAAAAAGCTATGCCTTTTTTAGGATTTGTACCAATTATTATAGGTGCAATTTTTTTAATTTTCTATTTTACATCTAAACCATCAAAAATGTATTATACTATAAAAGATAAACCTTTAATTTCATCAACACAAATAAAATCAAATAACTACGGTGGAAATACTAATATATCTTATATTGATGCATACAATTATTGTGAAAATGATGACAACTGTGTTGCGGTAGATTTTATATATGATAAAACTAATCCAAAAATTAATTCTTCAGTAACTACTGGTACTCCGTATAATATTCAAGGTAGTTCTATTTATTATAGTTCAAAAGATGGTATTGCAACAGAAGATCCAAAATCTGATAAAAAATCATATTACACTTTTTATAAAAATACAGAGAAAACCACTTTATATGTAGGAATTTTAGCCATAATAATAGGAATTTTATATTCAATACTTTTTATGGTGTATACGGTGATGTATAAAAAACAATAATTTTAAACATAGTATTTGTTTAAAATTTATTCAATCTTTTTAATATCAGCAGGTGTGTCACAAATATACCCTACTGGACATGTCATTTCAAAAAAACTACCCTTTGGACAAAAAGTGTTACTTGAACAAGGAATTTTTTGTTCATTATCGGGACAATAATATCCAGCTTCACAATACACTGGTTCAATACTTTTTTCTGGACAATGAGAACCATTAGGACATTTATATTTATTGTATGTTGTAGGACAAAAATATCCTGTTGGACACGGAACTTTAACACTACTACCTTCTGGACAATAATTTCCAAGTTCACATATTTTTTTAGTATTAGAATCAGGACAATAATACCCTTTTTCACATAAAACTTTTTCAGTATTATTAGGACAATAATATCCTATTTCACAATTAGGAGTAATATCGAAATTTTCACATTTACAACGACGGCGTTTATGTTTTTTATTTTTTTTATATAGAAATTGTGGTACGATAAAAAACAATAAGAAACATATTAAGACTATTGAAAAACATTCAATTACATACATTCTTTTATTCTATTTTTTATTTTATTTTGAAATTTTAATGAATTTTAAAATTTAAACTTTCCAAAAAATGTGTGTACTAATAACTAAATGTACTCATCCAGATGGTCTTGTGTATGTTATAGATGTTATTTATTCTAATAGAGGATTAATAAATTTTGTAAAACAACCTTCAGATATAAGTTGTAATTAAAAAATAAATGCAAATTTTATTTTTAATAAATTATTTCTACATTTTGAAATTCAAACGAATTTTCAAAATTTAAAGCTTTTTTAATTATTTTTCCTCCCTCAATTTTACACCTTTATGATCATATATCCATATTTCATATTCATATCCAATAGCTTTTGCTGCATTCTGTTTATAACTCATAAATTTTTCTTGTAATTTCAATGTCCATTCAGATTTTACCTCAATACATCGATTTTGAGATTTAATAAATATATCAACATAGTGCTTGCGTTTTTTATTTTCACCATCTACGTACCAAATTTCTGGAACATTATCAGAACCTGTTATTATATCTTCTTCAATTATTCTACTATCCAATAGTTCTTTTAAAGCAAAATGTTCATATCCTTGCATTTCTATAATATTTCCAGATGGAAATTTAAATGTTTTAAACGATTTCATACTTGATACAGCTTTTTTAAATATTTTTTCATTTTGTAAAGGATGACGAACTGCATGTCTTTCGAAACATGTATCTTGCATTTTTTTCATAATATCTTTGTTTTGAGAAGGATATTCAACTCCATATTTTTCCATATTTGTATTTCTAATTTTTTCCTTGGTTTCTTGATTTTGAGTTATAAAATTAACACCGTAAACTTCTAAAATAGTTTTCTTTACTTTATCTTGAATTTCTTTACTTTGAAAAGGGTATTCCACACCATATTTTTTCATATTAGTGTTTCTAATTTTCTCTCGAATTTCTGGATGTTGAATTAAATATTTGATACTATATATTTCATAATTTATATTTCTAATTTTTTCTTTAATTTCTTCGGATAGGAATGGATTTTCTACACCATATCTTTCCATATTAGTGTTTCTAATTTTTTCTTTAATTTCTTCGGATAAGAATGGGTTTTCTACACCATATCTTTCCATATTAGTGTTTCTAATTTTTTCTTTAATTTCTTCGGATAAGAATGGGTTTTCTACACCATATCTTTCCATATTAGTGTTTCTAATTTTTTCTTTAATTTCTTCATTCTGAATTGCATAAGGAACTCCGTATCTTTCCATATTGGTATTTATTGTTTTTTCAAGTCCACACTCTTTACATGATCTACCATTTTTTAAATCGTTTATTCTCACGGTGTATTCTTTATCACATTTACATAATATTGTTATAGGCGAATTCATACTTTTGTAAGTATTATTGAATTTTTCGTCATCCATATTTAATTTCATTGATTTATCCTCAACAATTTTAAGAATTTCATCATAATTTTTTTTTCTATTATTTCCACAATCTTGACATTTATGACCTTGTCGCACATTTGTATAACATAATTCTTTCATTTCATTGCAAACACAGATTACTGGTATTTTTTGGTCACAACCAGTGAATTTTTCTGAAAATTCTTTTTCATTCCATAAAAGTTTTATTCCATTCTGAGTATATATATCATTCACTTCATCATACTTTAAAAGTCTAGTTTTAGGAATTACACAATGTTTACATCTTGTACCGAATTTTATATTAGTAATTGTTCTATTTGATTCTTTTTCACAGTTTGTGCATTTAACTGGTATGGGTTTAGTCATACTTTTAAAATTCTCATTATATTCTTCTTCAGACCAAACTAAATTAAATCCGTTTTCTTTAGTTATATCTAATGCCATGGTATAAGTTGTTCTATTTTGTTTTTGCAAGTTTCTAATTCTTTCATCTGCACATTCTCTACATGTACTACCATTTTTTATATTAACTAATTTCAATTCTTTTATTCTTTTACATGAACATATAACAGATATTTTTGTAGCTGTTGCGCTTTTATAATTAGAATTAAATTCTTCCTCTGTCCAAATAAGTTCCATTGAATTACTTTCAATTATATTCGTTGCTTTATTGAAATTCATCTTCATTTTATTTTGAAATTCTTTAAGATTTCAAAATTTTAAATCAATTTTTAATTTAATTTTTTAAACTGTTTAGCAGATTAATTATTAACAAAATTTGTCACACATCCACCGCTACCGCTACCACCTCCATTTGAGTATGCGTCTAAAATATTGAAGTATCCTCCACAATTGTAAGCTACTCCATGGGTTAGAGCATCTGTATTGATAGGAGGATAGTTGGGAACCTTGTATGTAGGAGTGTAATCAGCTACTGCTCCAGTAGCTCCAGTAAATCCTTCACTGTATCTAAAAGATTCACCGGCTGGTCCTGTTGAAGTTGGAGCTACTGTTGGAACAACTACTGGGGGTCTGGTCATACCAGCCTCAACAGCGGCTTGTGTTCTTGCTGCAGAAGAACCAGAAATTGGTCCTTTAAATGTAAAATCTTTATCAGAAGTTTGAGGGGTTGCGGCGACTTCAGCCAAAGAACATTTATTATATTTAACTAATCTAGCATAATGACATGCTGGTCCGTTTACTGATCCGTAGTATGAATTCATTTTTTATTGATAGACAAGAGAAAAAGAAATTTTTATTTTTTAATTTTTTATATTTGAAAAAAAATATATGAATTTATTTATAATTATCTAAAAACTTATTCTACACATGTGACATTTATCAAGCTTTGAAAAACATGTACTACAAGCAGAATGTCCACACTTTTTCATAATGACAACTTTATCCTTTTGATACGGTTCAAAACAGATTTGACATGTTTTCTTTAATTCAATCATCATATCAATATGTTCATTTGCCAAAAATGTAGGAACTTCTTTTTCATTTTCTTCTTGAATAGTTGTTACAGGTGTTGAAAAAATACTTGTTATCAATCTAGGTTGTGGCGAAGTTGGAGTATTATCCACGGAAGGTGCTGAAATCGGAGTAAATCCTATTCTTCGTCTAACACGTCTAGAAGTTTCAGTATATGGAGTTCTAAGATACCTCATCATATTAACTTGTGTGATAAATCGATTCTCTAAATGTTCACTTTCGATATGAAAGCCATTCAGAGAAACATGATTGTAATCAGCTCCTTTTGTTATCAACCATTTACATACTGGATTATGATTATTTTGATATGCAACTAAAAGAGGAGTCATACCTCTTGAATCAGGTTTATTTAAAAAAGTTGATATATTCACTATATGAGTAGTGAAAATTTTTACAATATATATATACCCTCTTTCACATGCATGATAAAATGCAGTTTGTCCAAAATTGTCTTGAATATCAGTGGAAGCATTCAAACTATCTAATAAAAAAATTACAATATCAGGCTTTTTATATCTTACGGCGGTGTGAAGTAATGTTACACCAAAATTCACATTCTTCGAATCAACATGGAGACGACAATTTCTAATACTTTCTAAATCATTCAGTGATATACGTTTTTGTAAAAAATTCATTGTTCTAATATCGCCATAGTATTCATTCATCATATTAGATTTCTTAAAAAATAATTACAAAAAAAGTTTTAAAATCATTTTTTTACATCTTTCCATAAAAGAAAATGTCATTTTTATATAATTTTTTAATTCAATACTTTTATAACCCACAAACAACATTTCCAGATATTATTGAAAATAATACAACAAATGAAGAAGATGATGATATTTTCATTGTAAAACATTTGGTTACTATGAATGACATAAAGTCAGTTAAATTAAATCCTGTGAAAGAGTCAAATACATCATCCCATAAAGAGTACGATGATTTGAAAAAACTTATTTCAAATGTAAAACTTAATCATGTGAAAATGGATGACAAACAAAATAAAGAATATAAACATAGACATCCAGTTTTAAATGAAATACGTGAAAAATTTAAAAATAAATAAAATTATATAATAAATGAGTAATAGTAATGATCCTATGAAAACGTCTGGATTATGTTGTAAAAATGTAATACCTGCAAATTATACAACACCGTTTTATACAACTAAATATGCTTCTAATATTACAAATGAACAATATGGAAATATACAAACAATCACCAGTAGCACAATGCGTAAAAATTATGCTGAGAGAATTAAATATATTATGAACGATAATTCGAATGAGGTTGGTTTAAGTGCTGGAGGTGGGGAATATGTAATTCCGAATTATAAACATCGATATGATCAATTTCACAAGCATAATTGTTTTGATTTTGGGTATCAAAAATTAAGAAATGCTTACGGTAATGGAAATAACGGACAATGTAAAATTCATTATGAAGATTACTAATTCTATCACATTTCTTCGTTCATTGTTTCGTCATCGTCCCCAGCTGGAGGTCCCACTTCTTCTACGATTCTTTTTATAACATGATTACCATTTTCTAATAATTTATAAGAAGTATATTCAAATCTACGTGAATATTTATAAGTTATGTCTCTATTGTTTTCTGGATTAAAAGTTACATTATATCCGTATATAAAACAATAAAAAGTTGGGTTTAAATCTTTATGAACTTTATAAAAATCATTCACCTCGTTATCCTCGTCGTGATCACTGTTATGATCAATAATAAATAAATATTTTCCTTTAGAATACACGTCATTAATAATAGTAGTAAAATTTTCTATTGTCATTTTATTAGTGAAATCTAATGTATTCAAGATTGTAAGTGTGTCTTCGAATTCCTGAGCTGGCCTAAGATCTCCTCCTCTAATCGATTCTGGTAGTTCCGGTAGTCCATCCATTCCATCAGAATTTTTTCTTCTTCTAGATTTAGATTTTTTTGTTATTCTTCTTCTAGATTTAGATTTTTTTGTACTTCTTCTAGATTTAGATATAGATTTTTTTTTCATTTATTATATATATAATAAAAAATATATATAAATAAAATGTGTGATATAAATAAAAAAAATGACGATGATGATGATATAATCGTCGCCGTCCCACAACAAGCTATTAAATTTTTAGATGGAAACGACAAAAACGATAATGACGATTTAATTAAAAAAAAAAATTTATATAGAAGTTTTATTGCTATTATATTTTCAGCATTTTGTTTAACTATTTCATTAGGTGTAAATGAAATGTTTAAACTTATACTAGATCATACAAAGTCTGAGAAAAGTAATATCAATGAAATTGGATACTATGTTATTTATATCTTTGGATTAATTATAATAACTCTATCATTAGTATACTTTTGCAATGTACAGGTTTCGTAAAAAAATGAATCTAAAAACAAAAAATTTATACTTTAAAATATAAAACGGATGGATTACGGCAACAAAATTCCAAGTTCTTATAGATCTTATAGTCTTCATATTGCTTTAGAAAAGGCAGATTTAAAAAAAGATTGGATTGCATTCAAAGAAATTATTAAAATAGATCCAGAATTTTTGAAAAACCATCTAAATTTAACTTCAGATATTTTTGATTATAACTATCTTAAACTTTCAAAAGAACAACAAGATGAATTATTTGAGAACTAAATTTTTTTTATTATATAACAAAAAATTTGTTATAAAATATAAATGATCGACAATGATATTACAGAAATAGTTCCGCATTTATTTTTATCAAACTGGTTTACAAGCAATAATCCATATGTTTTAAATAAAAATAACATAAAAGCAGTTGTAACTTTAGAAACGATGAATAAACCAGATAATATTTTATTATATCAAAAAATGAATGGAATTCAATCTTTATATATAACCTTACCTGATAGTCCATTAGCAAATATATATCAATATTTTGATATGACTTATGATTTTATAAATGATAAAATATCAAAAGGAGAAAATGTATTGGTTCATTGTTACGCAGGTGTTAGTAGAAGCTCTACTATTGTTTTAAATTATATACTTCGAACATTTTATAAAAATGAAAAACCTAAAGCAAATCCACAAGAAGTTTTATATTCAGTTCTAGAATTTGTTCAACGAAAACGACCCATTGTAAATCCAAATCAAGGATTTTTGAACCAATTACTTCAAAAAACTATTCAATACAACAAGGAACATGAAAAACCAGAATATTTTTGTATAAGGAAAATATATTCTTCTTCATATTTTTAAAAAAGGTGGGGTTTTTATAATAATTTTGGATAAATTTTTATTTCACCACCAATTTCTTTATAAACTTCTTCTCTTGATTTAAAGTGTTTTTCTAAAATTCCGTTTTCATCACATAAATCAAATACAGTTGGAATACCTTCTTGGGTTCTCATAATTCTTCCCAAAATTTGAATGAAGTAGCTTTCTAAATCTGAAGCCAAAATGAGAGTATCTAATTTTTTAAAATCAAAACCTGTTCCTGCCTTCATCACACTTGCTACTAATATTCTACAAGTTCTATCAAAAGTCTGTTGACTCTTAAGTAAACTTGCAACATTTTCACCTTCCTCAATCAAACGATCATATAAATATTGTCCTTGATTAACACGCTTAGTAAGAATCAAAATATTTCGATCCTTAAATTTTTTACATATTGATACAATTAATTCATTTCGTTCAACATTGTTGCATTGTGCTTCTAATATAGCTCCCCAATTCAATTTACCATTTTCTGTATATTCCATTTTTGGTTTAAATCCAGTATCTACTTTATAGACTATATGTTTTCTTCGTAAGAGTCGAACTATTCGATTACTCCCGAAATATAGTTCTATCAAAGGATCAAGACCATCTTCTCTAAATGGTGTAGCTGATAATCCAATCAAATAACGTGGAAAAATGCATTGCAAGCTTTTAGCAAGGGATTCAGCCATTATTAAATGTAATTCATCAATGATACAAAGAGCAATTTGTCGAAAAAATGTCTTTTTTTTTTTAGGAATATTAATAGCGTTCATTATATAAAAATCACAGTCTTCGTCAAAGTCGTTTTTTGATGTAACTTTTTGTATTTTAGCAGTCGGGCAAAAATTTAAAATAGACTCCTCCCATTGATTGATTAATACAATTTTATTTACAATAATCAAAGTTTTCAATCGAATTTCACATGCTAAATTAATTGCTAATATAGTTTTTCCAAAACCTGTATGTAAACTTAGTATAACAGAACCAGTTTTTGATAAAGTTTGAAGAGCTTCTTTTTGAACAACAACTTGTTCATCTCTTAGCGACCCTGTAAATTTCTTTTTCATTGCAGGAAATTTGTCACGAGTTCTACGTGGTAGTTTTAATTTAGTAGCTCCATATGCAAAAGGTACATAAACATAATTATTCGAATCTAGATAGTAAGTAGAAATCTCCTTTTCTGGTGCACCTTTATTATATTTTCCATTAGGAATTTTCACGATCAGATCATCGTTTGTAGTTTGAATTTGTTCATTAGTCAATTCCGATGAGTTTACAAGTAAAGACATAATATTTTTAATATATAACAATGTAAATAAATCTTAAAATCAATTATTTTTTTCTTTTTTCTTTTTTATCAGATAATGGTAAAATCTGAAAGAACAATACTATTACCATTTTCAACTTCAATCACAACACATTTCTTTTCTATAATAGAAGCAACTTTAAAATTATTATACATGAAAGGTTTAGGTTCATATTTTTTTTCACATTGAATACTTGAAATATCACCGAATATTTTAATCTTAAAATATTGATTTTCTTTGATCATTAATACGTGAAATATTCCAATGGAGAATAAAATATTATATATACCTAATGCTAAAGTTTTATTTAAATTTCTAATTTCTACGTAATTTTCCTTTTCAATTGAATTAATATCAATTATTCCTGATAAAAGTTTTCGTCTGAAATTTACAGAATTTTTTTTACAGAATTCTGGAATATATTTTGAAGAACCAAAAAGAAATTTGTATCGTGTTTTTATTTCATCATCTAACATAACATCTGAAATGAATATTACGTATTCATTTGAAGTCGAAATTTTTTTTAATTTCAGAATATCAATTGTTTTCTGAATAGATTTCATTATGTTTTTAGTATTTTTAACATGTATAAAAAAATTATTTGTATTTCCAATAAATAATCCTAAAATATAAGGATCTACACTCAATTCTATTTCATTATAATCAACTATTGTTTTGTGTATAGAAAGAGCATTTTTATTTTCATTATCCATCATTAAATAGTGTTTTACATCAATGTGATCAAATATACAATTTTTATTGTCGTATATTAAAAATTGTGTATTTTCACCTACAACAAAGCTATTTCCATAT